TCGTAATCAAGAAGAAGCCACTGTCAAAGAGATTCTAGATTCCACTCCTAACATCATCTTCAAGCTTCTGCCAGTTCTTTGCCACGCCATTCAAAGCACTTAGTGATCTTTGAGGCTTTGGCTTTGCAGCATTCAGTCTTGAAGCTAAGTCTTTGAGACCAAGACTCTAAGCTTGTGCATACAACTCTGAAAGCTTAGTTGAAGCCGGGATTGCATTTGCTCGCTCTATTCTCTTTTGCAGCTTTTGTCTAGCGGCATGGATCTTTGCATTCATCTATGTTCTAGGTGTAGCAGAATCTGAATTCCAGACATCATCAATGAACTTTCCATCTTCAGGATCCCATTTGAAAGTTCCTCTTGGTCTTCCTCTTCCTCTCTTGGAGTCCTCTTCATTGAGAAACTCCAAGAAAGATGGAAACTTGTCACACTCGCCACTAGTATTCATTGCACTTCACTATTTACCCACTAGATGCCAAACCATAGCCAGATGAAGCCTAAGAACCGATGGAGCCTAAGATAAATAGAGAATGAACTAATAGAAAGGCCTCACATGGCAATTGAGAACAAAGAGCTAGCAACGATAAAGAAACCTGGTGAAGTTGAAGCTGTCACTAAAGAAGAGTTTGAGCGACGAATAAGAGAGATAGCAAGATGCAAGCGTGACATTGTCTACTTTGCAGAGAACTACTATAGAGTCATAAACTTGGACAAAGGCTTGCACATAATCAAGCTCTATGACATCCAAAAAGAGTTCTTGCGGTTCTTAGTAGACAACAACAAGGTGATCTGCTGCTCAGGGAGACAGTAGGGCAAATGCGTTCACTCTGATACAACTATTACGATTAGAAACAAAAGAACCGGCAAAGCTGAAACTATATAGATTAAAGACTTCTTCGAGCGCATAAGTAAATAACATTATCAGCATGCCAAAAGGGAATATGTGTTTATGAAGAAAGTTTGTCCGCATTGTCATACCACTTTTGAAGACCATACCAAGAATGTTTTTTGTTGTAAGGAATGCCGCATAGTTGGCAAATCAATATAGAAGTATCCTGATGGAACCGACTATGTTGAATGCAAAATATGCGGATACCGTGGTAGCGATTTGCATAAGCATATAACAGGATACCATGAAATGACGATTGATGACTACTGCAAGAAATTTGTAGTTGAAGAAATCACATTACAAAGTTATACTCTTAGAAGCCACAATTCTGAAATGCAAAAGAAAGCATATGCGGAAGGTCGATTACATGGATGGGGAAAAGGTAATAGCAATCCATCAAGACGAAAAGAAGTAAGAGATGGCAGAAAAAGTATCTTCTCAAGGAATTGCGAAAAATATGATGGTATGACTGATGCCGAGAAAGATGCTGTCATTCAAACACTTCTAAAGGATATGGCACAAAAGAAAAGAGAAGAGAACAACAATCCTCTCACAATTGAATACTACATCAAACGCGGTTCAACTAAACGAGAGGCAAAGAAACTTCTTAGAATGAGGTAGAGAACATTTAGCTTAGACATTTGTATCAAGAAACTAGGAAAAGATAAGGGCAAAAAGAGATTCCAAGAGCGCTAGGAGAAATGGCAAAATACTCTCAACTCATTACCGCTTGAAGAGATTTAGAGGATAAACAAAGCTAAGATGATGAATGGCCGAGGCTATTCAAAGATAAGCTAGGAACTATTCTTCAAGATTCTTGCTATAGTTAGAGAGAACTATTCACAGATTTTCTTTGCAACAATCAATGGGGAAGAAAAGTTTTCAGAGTATATGGTGGTAGATCCAGAAAATGGATCAAAGTTCTTTCTTGACTTCTATATCAAAGACAACAACAAAGTTATCGAGTTTGATGGGGACTACTGGCATGGTGAATAGCGAGGAAACAAATAGCGAGACATGGAACGAGAAGAAAAACTAAAGCAACTTGGATACATTAACATTTTTCATGTCAAAGAGCGTGACTACAGAAGTGATCCAGAAAAAGTTATCAAAGAATGCATCGATTTCATAAGGAGGTAATTATGGGGAATCTTTCCTAGAGAGTAGAGAGAAAGTTTGTTGACTAGAGAGCGGTTGATGATTATGAAATATTGACCGATAATGGATGGAAGAGTATTGATGGAATAGGAAAGACCATTCCATATACCATATATGAGATAAGAACAAAGACACATTCATTGAAGTGTGCTGATACACATATTGTCTTTGACTCTAATATGGATGAAGTCTTTGTCAAAGACTTAGAAGTTGGCTAGCTTATTGCAACAGACCTTGGTTTTGAAGAGGTTGTTAGTATAGAAATACATGGTATGGAAGATAACATGTATGACATCTAGGTTGATAGTAAAGAACATAGATATTTCACCAATGGCATACTCTCACACAATAGCACCATATATTGCATATACTCTCTTTGGCTAGCAACATTCTTCCCAGAGAAGAAGATCATGCTGCTAGCAAACAAAGCAGCTACGGCCCTTGAGCTTCTAGGGAGAATCATAACAGGCTATGAATATCTTCCAAAGTGGCTCAAAGCTGCAGCAACGGTTGTGAACAAAGGTGAGCTTTCATTTGCCAACATGTCCTCTATTCGTGCATTTGCTTCATCATCAGATGCAGCTCGAGGCTTCTCAATGAATGTGGTCATATGTGACGAGTTTGCTTTCTTGCAGAAGAACATTGCTGACAAGCTCTTCACATCAATGTATCCAACTATCTCAAGCTCAAAGAATGGCAAGTTCATCATCGTGTCTACACCAAATGGAACAGACAATCTCTACTATGACATCTGGTGCTAGGCAAACTCAAAAGAAGTTGGGAAGAACCTTGAAGGATGGAAGGCATTCTCTATGTTTTGGTTCCAAGTTCCAGGCCATGACCAAGCTTGGAAAGAGAAGCAGATTGCCGCAATTGGTGCTAAGAGATTTGCTCAAGAGTTCAACAACGAGTTCATTGCAAACTCATCAATTCGCAAGCTAGTCCCAGATGAAGTTCTTGAGAGATATCGCATCAAGCTGTCTGAGTACAAAGCAAGAGGAGTTGTGCCGAAGAAGCAGCGAATCATCTCTCAGAATGAAGATGAGCTGTATGAGTTTGACATGTGGCATGAGTTTGATCCAAAGCACACATATGTTGCATCTGGTGACATTGCAGAAGGAGTTGGTGGAGACTCAAGCATCTTGTACATCTGGGATGTGACAGACCTTGGTGACATAAAGATGTGTGCTAAGTTTGCATCTAACACCGTCTCGGTTGTCTAGTTTGCATACATAGCTCGTAAGATGCTTGCCTTGTACTGTGATCCTTGGCTCTTCGCTGAGAGAAATGGTGTCTCAAGTGGAATGCTTGACAGCTTGAAGATCACATATGGATACAAGAACATTGCAGCTGAGAACAAGAAAGGAGAAGCTGGAATCTACAGCCATGTGCAGGTCAAAGGAAAGACTTGTCTGTGGACTAGAGACATGCTCACAACACCAGGCTTCAACTTCACTATCTATGACAAGGATCTCATCGATGAGTTTGCTATCTTTGTGAAGAAAGACACAAAGGGAATGCATCTGGTCTACCAAGCTATGCCAGGACCTAACTCTCATGACGACCACGTGATGGCATTCATCTGGATGTGCTTTGCTCTCTAGAATGACATTGTTGAGAAGTACTTCACTGTGTGCTAGACATTCACCACAGAGATGGAGCAGATCTATGCTAAGATCTTGCTTCCAAATGAAGACTACACAACAGCACAAGTGAAGCAAGTGTCACAAGATCCACTATACCAAGAGTTCATTGAGTTCAAAGATGAGATGGTCAAGAAGCTAGGTGCAGCTCTGGAGCAGGAGAAGCAAGAAGATGAGAATGACTGGATGTTCAAGAGTGTCTAGAAGCAAGCTGATGACTCATTCTTTGGAGATGTTGATGATGGAGACACATGGAGCCACATCGGGATGTTCTAGAGTCCACTGCAGCAGAGCTACTAGCAAAGTCCAATCTAGAGAGCCCCAACTTTGAATCCTCACAATGTGCAGCCAAGCTTCTACATAGGCTGAGAAAGCATAGGATATTGACATGACATTGGATGACACAAAAAGAAAACCATTTAGATTTGGGGACATAGAAAGCTAGTTGCCATATGTCTTATCTGAGACAAAGATCAAAAGCGACCAGTACTACAACAAGACATGTCTTTTCACTATGTATCGCGGAAACTTGGTAAGTGACTATCTTGACTTGAAAGAAGAGCGGCAAAAGTTGAGAAGTTTGGATGAGATTGCATCATGTTGGTGGGCTGTCAACTATCCGAATCGCTTGACACAGATAATCAGAGAAAGAGAGCGAGAATACAGTTTTGTTGGAGAAGGTGAGATAAAAACCTGGCCAACAAAGATGCTTTTGAGAGACGTTGTGAAGTTTTGCAAAAGCAGACTTGACAAACGTCTTTTCAACCTAACTCCGGCGGAGCTTGGCATGAAAAAATATGCCAGTATTGACAAGCCACTTGTCTAGATGAACTTCTTCAATCCGATGTACTTTGGTCAGGAAGTAATTCCACTAGTGACTGTCATGTTGCCATTCTTTGAAATAGACTTAGAGAAAGTTGAGTAGATGGCAAGAGACATGTCTAATGATTTCTTTCGCACTGGGTACAACTTCTCTAGCTTTGATGTTGTTCCAGAAAATGATGCTTCCTGCTAGATTGATGGAAAGAAAGTCAGAGTTGCAGCTATCCAGTTTGAAGCCAAGTTTCTTGAGAATCCAACATAGATTGGATCAAATCTATGTCATATAACAACACTAAGAAGATTGCCAAAGATTCTCAAGAATGGTTTGGTTCCAAAAGAATCTTCATAGACAAAGTATGCTCACGTTCCACGAATATACTTGTTCAATGACTGCACACTAGAGTTTGTGAAAAGATTTGCTGGAGAACGGCATCCAAATGACATCATTTGCTGCATCAAGATAGATGTTGAAAAGTTAAAGAACTCTGATGGATATAGGACTGGAAAAACACTTTTCTATATAGACCCAGTCTTCGGCCTAAATGGTAAGACTAGTGCTTTGTTCACCACAAAAAACATTTCACCAAATTTGCTTGAAGACAAGGTTCTATGTTGCTAGATAGTTGATGGACAACCACAAAGATCTTGGTCTGTTAGCATGAAAGATGTGACCCAAGACTATCTAGAGAACCACTACAATTAGTTGGCTTAGAATACTAATGAAAGCTCATGATGTCATGAGCTTTCATTATTTTCTGATCTAGCAAGAATCTCTCAATCTGCTCTCTCAAACTTCTAGCACCAGTCTAGCTGTGGGTAGTTGACTTTTG